AACGCTATGTCTACAATGTGTATGGCCTCGCCTTCGCATTGACCAAAGTGTTGGTTGAAGACGGCGACCATATCCGTATCGGTCAGGTCTACGCTCGTCACTTGGCTCAATCATTGATTGAAACCAAAGAGACTTTGTCGGCCAATGTGTTGAACCGCGCGTTCAACTCAGCCTACCCCGGTGGTGATGGCGTTCAATTGAACTCCTCCGCTCACCCAATCGTTAACGGTACTGTCAGCAACTTGTTGACCACTGCCGCTAACTTGTCACAGACTTCTCTTGAGCAAATGTTGATCCAAATCCGTCAAGCGGTGGACAACAACGGCAAGAAGATTCGCTTGGTTCCACGCCAATTGGTTGTGGCTCCCGGTAATGTCTTCCAAGCAGAAGTTCTGTTGAAGTCTGTCCTGCGCTCCGGCACTGGCAACAACGACATCAACCCTGTTAAATCCATCGGCCTTTTGGACGAAGGTGCGGCAGTGTTGTCTCGTTTGACCAGCGCCACAGCATGGTGGGTTCAGACTGATGCTCCTGAAGGCATGAAGTTGCTGATGCGTCGCAAACTCGAGAAAACTATGGAAGGTGATTTCGAGACCGACTCTATGCGCTACAAGGCTACAGAGCGTTACCAAGTAGGCTTTACCGACTGGCGTGCCATGTACGGCACACCCGGCGTCTAAAGTGTCAGGGGGTTGGGATAAAACCCAGCCCCTTTTTTGTTTTTTAATCTCGTCAAACTTTTCAAGGAGCAGACGATGCCTCAATATTCAGACGACCTATTTTTAGGCCCAGCACAAACCTTTATGGGTACGGGTATCCGTCCCTACACCACCACATTCACTGGCTCAATGTCAGGTACAACTTTGACCGTTACCGCATTGGGTCAAGGCGCACCAATTGCAGTTGGTATGTATGTTGACGGTTCCAGCGTGACCGACGGCACATACATCACTGCGTTTGGCACTGGTACTGGTGGCACTGGCACTTACACGATTAACCAATCTGTGACTGCCTCTAGCACCGCCATGACCGCGCACGGAAACATTCCGTTTGACGATCCTGCACCGATGGACTTAGGTGTTGGCCCTCTTGGCCGCATCTATGTGTGGGATGTCGTTCCTCAAGCCGCTGTTACCAACAACATCGCCGCATCGCAAGCACCTTCTGGCGCTGGCGCATTGACGCTGACTGCTGGTACTTCTGTTAAGTCGATCACCACCGCTGGTGGCGTAACTGTGTTGCAACTTGACTTGCCACGCGCAATCAAGGTGAACTGCTCGACAACTGCTCGTGCTTTTACTGTTAGTGGTTACGACTACTACGGCCAAGCAATGAGTGAAGTCATCACTGTTGCCGTTGCTGGTACTGCTGTAACTGGTAAGAAAGCCTTTTTGGCCATCTCTAGCGTGACGATTGCAGGTTCTGCAACAGCCGCTGTGGTTGGTACAAGCGATGTGCTTGGCTTGCCTGTTCGCGTATTCAATGTGGCCTACATTGGAAGCGTTAAGAGCAACAACACGCTTGCTCAAGATGCTGGTACTTTTGTGGCCGCAGACACTGCGACTGCTACAACCACTACTGGTGATGTTCGTGGTACATACACCCCTGCTACTGCTTCGGACGGTACTGTCCGCACGGTAATGGGAATTTTGTTGCCTTCTATCGCTGTCGGCCCCAATGCAACTCGCACTGGTGCTCTCGGTGTTACTCAAGCCTAAAGGAGAGTGACATGGGTCAATTTAAACCAATGGTCAAAATGGAGACCACAGAGCCTTCAGTAGAGTTGAAACTCGCTAAAGGCGGCACAGTCAAGATGAAAAAAGGCGGTAGCACTACCAAAGCCAAGAAAATGGCTGACGGTGGTGGCGCTTTGAATGCCATGATGGGCACACCCGCTCTGATTGGCCGTCCTGCTGTTAACGCACCTGTTCGCGCCCCCGGCAAGCCATCTATGGCGGCCCGTCGCAAGGCAATGATGGCAAAGCCTGCCGTCACTCCTTCCGGCCCGTCTATGCCCGCTCCTGCCATGAAAAAAGGCGGTAAGGCTGAAGGCGGCAAGTCTGATATGGCGCAAGACAAGGCCATGATCAAGAAAGCCTTTAAGCAACACGATATGCAAGAGCATAAAGGTGGCAAGGGCACTTCTTTGAAGTTGAAGAAGGGCGGCAAGATGGCTACTGGCGGTGTTGTTCTCGGCAACGGCGGTGGCTACAAGGATGGCGGCAAGGTTTCTTCCAGCGGCATCATCCCTGAGTCTATGTCTGCCAAAGGTGGCGAGAAGTACAAAAACACCATGATGCACACTGCTGAATACACTGGTAAATCCAGTGGCAAAACAGGCGGTGTAAAAGATGGCAACGGCGGTGGTTACAAAACTGGCGGTGTTGTTCTTGGCAATGGTGGCGGCTACAAAATGGGAGGAAAAGCCTCAAAAAAAGCCTACGCGACGGGGGGAACTGTTGATTCAGGCCGTCCCGTCGCGATGCCCCAAGGTCGCAAGCCCGTTCCTGCTCCAGTAGCGATTAGCCGCTTGGCTGGTACTTACAAAAAGGGTGGCCGGGCCACTCCTGCGGAAGCACGCTTGTTGAAAAACAACGCCGCAGAGAACTTCATGTCCATGCGTGATGCCCACAAAGACAGCAACTTGAAATATGGTTCGCCTAAGCGTATGGCTGACGGTGGTAGCACCGATATGTCAAACGGCGCGTATGACGCTCACTATGCCAATGAAAAGGCAGAGAACGAGGCTATGCGCAACATGATTCTTGATCCACTCAAGAGCATGGGGAAGCACATCATGCGTTCTTTTGACCCAGAAGGTTACTTCAAGGGTGATGAGCGGAAGAAATTATTTGAAACCCAATCCCGTATGGGCTTGGCGGATCGGATAAAAGAAAACCGCGCAAAAGGACAAGGGGCTGTGACTGAGACTGAAAAGTCTGTAACTGTCACACCAGCGGGTAAGAAGCGCGGCGGACGCGCCTGTTAAGAAACGAGTGGGGGCTTCGGCCCCCGCTTCCAATTGGAGAAAAAAATGAGTAATGGAATTGTTGCTTCGGTTACCCGTGCTGGCGCATATGAACCGTTTGAATTACAAGTGTCTCGTGGTCAAATCATGGGTCACAGCACAACAAATATTTTTGCTTACGGAACTACGCCTGCCACAGCGGGAACATTTAGAACCGTGTGGGAAAACATGGCGACAACCGACTATGTATTTCCATCATCTGCATCCACAATGAATTTGGTAAGCACTGTCGCGGGAGACACCGCCACCATCACAATCACTGGAACGGATGCTAGTTACAACTTAATTTCTGAAAGTTTGGTTTTAAATGGAACAACCAATGTTCCAACGACTAAATCATATTTTCGTATTAACAACATATCAGTATCCGCTGGCTCGGCAACTAACCCTACAGGCGTGATTACATTGTCTGTTAGTTCAACCGTTTACGCTCAAATCAACACACAAGTTGTTAACGGTGTGACTAGCAGTATTGGTACATCACAAATGGCCGTATATACCGTACCAAATGGCTATACATTCTATGGTTACAGATATGGTGCGTATTCATCTTTTAACGGTAACAGCGCCAATTACACAACATATAGAGCATTGAGCAATGCTTCTTCTGGTGTGCAAAAAGTTATTGTGCAAACACCATTTAACACTACTTATGAAGTGCAAAGGCATTTTCCATTCCCATACCCTTCTGGGTCGGATTTGAGATTTCAAGTTGCAAGTAGTGCCGCAACAGCCGCAGTGGTAAGCATCAATATTGGCGGTGTTTTGATAGAAAACAACAATAATGTCACTGGCTCAGGAACCTAACCATGCCAAGCAAAACACCTTCACAACATCGTTTGATGGAGGCCGTGGCTCATAACCCCGGCTTTGCCAAAAAAGTCGGTATTCCTCAATCTGTCGGCAAAGATTTTGCCCAAGCAGACAAAGGGAAAAAATTTAAAGGAGGCGGCTTGTATGAAAATATCAATGCAAAGCGTCAAAGAATCGCTGAAGGCTCTGGCGAACATATGCGTAAGCCGGGTGCAAAAGGTGCTCCAACTGCTGAAGCGTTCAGAGAGTCAGCAAAAACCGCCAAAATGAAAGAAGGCGGCCCAAGTTTGGCCGTTGGTCG